AAGAATGATATAATGACAACAGGAGAGGACTACAGAATAGTAGGAACTCCAAACTATACTCCTCAATATCTACAATCAAATACTAAGATATATTTTAAACCAGGAACTGATATAGTATTTCCTGTATTTTCAGAACCAGAACCATTGATAGAATTTACAAGTGGAGGAGGAGCTGATGTGTTTTGGGAACAAGTAGAAGATTTTTGGAATTTATATGACGTAAGTTGGGGTAATATATTAAATGACATTCAAGTTAGTGACTCTACAGACTCTACACAAAAGATAGTTTATATTAGAGTAACTCCTACAGATACTTTAATAACAGGAGATACAATTACTATAACAAGCTCAGTAGGTACTTCACAAGTAACAACACTTACACTTGAAGCAGTATGTGAACCTAAGTATCAGGAACTTCAAGTTATATTCTATAATAAGTTTGGAGCATTACAGATAATGCCATTTTATAAAAAGTCAATAGATAGTATAAACACTAATTCAGATAGTTATAAAAGAAACTTAATGGAGTTTGCTACTGACCCTACATACAACACAGAGAAACATCAAATAAGACAGTTTCACGTTACAGGTAAGGAATCTATAACAATGAACACAGGTTTCATACAAGAGAGTTTTAACGAGGTTATAAAACAAATGATGCTAAGTGAACAAGTATGGGTAGATAATGGAACAGAGGTACTCCCAATCACCTTAAACACTAAGAGTTTACAATTTAAGAAATCAGTAAATGACAAGCTCATAAATTACACAGTAGACTTTGAGTATGCGTTTAATAAAATAAATGACATTAGATAATGCAGAATATACAGTTATATATTGAAGGAAATAGAATGGATATGTTCAAGGATGAGTCAGTATCTCTAACTCAAACTATTCAAAATGTAAAAGACATAGCTAAAGTATTTACAAACTTTACTAAGACCTTCTCATTACCTGCATCTAAAGGAAACAACAAAGTATTTGAACATTACTACAATTATGATATAGTAGATGGATTTGATGCAAGGGTAAAAAAGAACTCTACTATAGAGCTTAACTATCTCCCTTTTGAAAAAGGTAAGATTAAGTTAGAGGGAGTAGATATGAAGAATAATAAGCCTTATGCTTATAGAGTAACATTCTTTGGAAATACTGTAGACTTAAAAGATGTACTAGGAGACGATACACTACAAGCATTAGGATGGTTAGATAATTTTAAAAAACCTTATAGCTCTGCAGGTATATACACAGGTCTAGTAAGTGGTTATGACATTACAGTAGATTCTGTTTCTTATACTAAAGCATTAATAGCTCCTCTAATTACACATACTACTAGATTGTTTTATGATAGTGTAAATCATACTGCTGAATATCCTGACCCTGATGGAGGTAATTTATATCCACATAGTTCTGGTGGTGGTTCACATCATCACGGAGTATATTATGGAGAACTTAAATATGCTATAAGATTACACTTAATCATAAAAGCAATAGAGGAACAATATCCTGAATTAGAATTTACAACAGATTTCTTTAATACAAGTAATGATGCTTATTATGGTTTGTATATGTGGCTACACAGAAAGAAAGGAGATGTTAATGACCCTAATCAAGTTTTACAATTTGAAGAATATGTAGACTTTGGCTTAGATTCGACTATGACAAATGTAATAGCAGTTGGAGAAGAAATAACAGTAACAGGACATACTGTTGGAAATAAACTACCTACTACATTAACTATAAGACCTAATTCTGCAGAGACAAGCAGATATGAAGTAGAGGTGACTAGAGATGGAGCAACATTTGCTACAGGAAGTGCTGAAAATAGTGATTTACAATTAAATATGAATTTACCAAATGGAACATATAAAGTTCTATTAAAGGTAACTGAAGAATTTGTATTTGGAGAAACAGGTGTAGAGAATGCAGTTGATTGGGAGTTTTCTGATTTATTAGTTCCTGAATCACATACATTTGATGTTACACAATTCACAGTTCCTGCAGAGTTTGAATTTCTACCTACTAAGCAAATACCTACAATGAAAGTAATAGACTTTCTTACAGGTATATTTAAGATGTTTAACTTAACTGCTTATGTACAAGACGATGGTAAGATTAAGGTACAAACATTAGACAGTTTCTATAGTGCAGGTACGAGTTTCGATATAAGTGAATTTGTTGATATAGATTCAAGTCAAGTAAACATAGCTTTACCTTACAGAGAAATACAATTTGAATATAAAGGACTTGGAACTAAGTTAGCATTACAACACGAACAACTAAGTAATTCTGGGATAGGATGGGGAACATTAGAATACAATGCAGAAAGTGGAGTAAACTTAGACGGAGGTATATATACAGTAGAAGCTCCATTTGAACATATGAAGTTTGAAAGACTTAGAGATGGTAATTCAACTACAACGACTACAATACAAGTAGGATGGTGTGTAGATGATAATGATGATCCTTACATAGGAGAACCAATATTGTTTTATCCTATCTATCAATCAAATCAAGATGACATAAGATTTTTAACAGGTCAAGATACAGGTCAACAAACTATTAATGATTATTATATTCCAAGTAATAGTTATGCTTTATCTTCTGCTACAAGTGGAATCAATATAAACTTTAATGCAGAATTTAACGAATGGACAAGTGACAATACATTTACTGATACTTTATTTGATGATTATTATACTATTTATATAACAGATGTATTTGATATAAAAAGAAGATTGTCAAAGTATAAAGCATTTCTTCCATTAAAGATATTAAGGAATTACACATTAGCAGATAGGTTTGTAGTAAACAACAGAAGCTATAAGATAAATAGTATAACAACTAATTTAGGAACAGGAGAAAGCGAAGTTGAATTATTAAACGAGGTATGATACAAAACATTCTAGAATTACTCCAATTAGTAAAAGGAGATACAGAAAATATAAGAATAGCTCAGGGTAAGTATAAACTTCCTGAAACATTTAGTGAAACATTTAAACAAATAAAAACAGAAATAAGATGGGGCAAAAATATACAGTAGATATTGAAGTTAAAAGTGCAGAAGCTGAGAAGCAAGTAGAGAATCTTAATAAAGACTTAAAGGAAACAAAACAAGACTTAAGTGGCATAAATGAAGCTGGTGATAAAATGACTGGTGGACTTGTATCAGGTTTCAATAGTGCTGTAAAATCTGTTAAAAGTTTTGCAAAAGGATTAAAAACTGTAAATGGTTTAGCAAAAGCTAGTTTGTTTGGAGTTATTGCTTTAGCTATTACTTCTGTCGCTACTGCATTAACTAATTCAGAAGCAGGTCAAAATAGATTTGCTAAATGGCTAAATCAAATTACAGTAGTTATTGGAAATGTAACAGATATTCTTGGAGACTTTGGTAATGCTATATTATCTGCTCTTACTTTAAATTTCGACGAAGCAGCAGAATCTATAGCTAAAGTAACTGAAGGTATTAAGAACTTTGGAGAAGAAACTCGTAAAGAAATAGCTATAGCAGGAGAGTTGTCAGATATGAGAGCTAAAGCTGATAAAGCAGAAAGAGACTTACAAGTACAAAGAGCTAAAGCAGATAGAACAAGAGCTGACTTATTAGAGAAAGCAGTAAATAAAGAGAAGTTTACTGTAGAAGAAAGAATAGGTTTCTTAGAAGAAGCAGGTAGATTAGAAGAAGAAATAACAAACAAAGAAATAGCAGCAGCTCAACTTAGATTAGAAGCGAGACAATTAGAAAACTCATTATCAGAATCTACTAAAGAAGATTTAGATGAAGAAGCAAGATTAAAAGCAGAACTTATACAATTAGAGACTGCTAAACTTACAAAACAAAAAGAAGTTACTTCACAAACTATAGCATTGAAAGCAGAAGAAGCTGCAGCATTAAAAGCTATAGAGGATGAACAAAGACGAGTAAAAGAAGAACAAGATAAAATAGATGAAGAAAAGAAAATAGCAAAAGATAAGAAAGATGCTGAAGCTAAAAAGAAAAAAGAAGAAGAAGATGCACAAGCAGCTAAGTTAAAAGAGGAAAGAGATGCAAGAGTATTAGCTATGGATATTGATATTGAGAATAGAAGAACTGCTGCTAAGAAAGCTTCAGTAGATGCTGCTATCTCATTATTTGGAGCAGAAACTGCAGCAGGTAAAGCTGCTCTTATAGCTAAACAAGTTATGGCTGCACAAGAAATGATACAAGAAGCAAGAAAGACTTTGACATTTTCAAGTTTAGTTGCTGCTCGTTCAAGTGCTGCAGTTGCAGAAGGTACTGCACAAACTGCTAAGATAGGTTTTCCACAAAACATACCAATGTTAATTGCTTATGCTTTACAAGCAGTTGGAATAGTACAATCTATTAGTCAAGCAGTAGGAAAAAGTAAATCAGTAGCATCATCTATAGGAGGTGGTGGTGGAGGAGGTTCAATACAAACTCCACAAGTTCCAACAGGTTCAGCTCCACCTGCATTTAATGTAGTAGGAACATCAGGAGCTAATCAATTAGCAGGTGCAATAGCAGGTCAACAACAACAACCAGTAAAAGCATTTGTAGTTAGTAATGATGTAACAACTGCTCAAGAGTTAGATAGAAATATTGTAAGTGGAGCAACTATAGGATAAAATACAAAATATTAATTTTTAAACGATATATAAATATGAAAATAGTAGAACTTATTTTAGATGAAAATGAGGAGCTAAATGGGATTGAAGCAATAAGCATTGTAGAGAATCCTGCAATAGAAGAAGATTTTGTTGCTTTAAAAAGTGATGAAATAAAATTAGCAGAAGTTAGCGAAGAAAAAAGAATCTTAATGGGAGCTTTATTAATCCCTAACAAACCTATATATAGAAGGAGTGGAGAGGATGAATATTATATATACTTCTCCAAAGATACGGTTTTAAAAGCATCCCAAATGTATTTAATGAAAGGCAACCAAAACAATTCAACATTAGAGCATCAATATTCTCTAAATGGTTTGTCTTTAGTAGAGTCCTGGATAGTAGAAGATACTGTTCACGATAAATCAAGAAAGTACGATATGGAAGTTCCTGTAGGTACTTGGATGGGTACTGTAAAAGTAAACAATGAAGATGTATGGAATGATTATGTAAAGACAGGTAAGGTTAAAGGATTTTCTATAGAAGGCTACTTTGTAGATAAAATGGAAAGACCTAAAGATGCTACTATAAACGACTTAGCTCAGATTGAGGAAGAAGAAGCTAAAGAGTTATTATCTACTATAAGAGGAATTATAAAAGGAGACAAAAGAACTAAGAGTGGAAAGAAGACGATAATGGAATCTTATACAGATTATCCGTCTGCAGTCAAAAACAATGCCAAAAAAGGTTTAGAACTTAACGAGAAAGTAAACAATAAATGTGCTACACAAGTTGGTAAGATTAGAGCTACTCAACTTGCACAAGGAAAACCAATAAGTAAAGAAACTATAAAGCGTATGTATTCTTATTTGTCAAGAGCAGAAGAATACTTTGACCCAAGTGATAATTCTAAATGTGGAACTATAAGTTTCTACTTATGGGGAGGATTAGCAGCAAAGAGATGGAGTGAATCTAAACTTAAAGAATTAGAGTTAGCTTCTATGAAGATAAATGATGATTATGCTATAATAGATGATAGATTAGCATACTCCACAAAAGAGAAAGCTATAGAGATGGCTGAAGATATGGGGTGTAACTCTTACCACGAACACGAATATGAAGGTAAGATATGGTTTATGCCTTGTGAACAACACGAACTTAAAGCTCCTTGTCAAGCAGGATATGAGCAATATGGAATGAAAAGAAAGAATGGAAGATTAGTACCTAACTGCATACCAATTAAATAAATATGGAAGATACTACTCACAATGTAAGTCCACAAGGAGGAAACAGAGCTTGTCTTTGTTGGGATAAAGAAACTTATAGTATTAAGTGCTGTGATGGTTCTTTACACGCACAAGGTATAGGAAGTATAAATAGAAATTCTTAAAAATGCAAAATAATTAACTAAATACGATATATTAATATGAAACCTATGGAAATGTTAAATCAAATCAAAAGCGTCTTGGGTGTAGAATTATCTACAGAAGAAAAGATAGAACTTGCTCAAGCTAAATTAGAAAATGGTACTGTTTTAGAAGCAGAATCATTCGAGTCAGGAAAAGAAGTATTTATCTTAACTGATGACGAGAAAGTAGCTTTACCTATTGGACAGTATGAAATGGAAGACGGTAAGATTCTAGTAATAGAAGAAGACGGTATTATTTCAGAAATCAAAGAAGGTGGAGAAGAAGAAGTTGTGGAAGAAGAAGTAGAAGAAGTAGAACAAGTAGAAGAAGAATTAAAAGAAGAAGACAAATACGCAACTAAACAAGAACTTGCTGAAATCAAATCTATGGTAGAAGAAATCAAAGAATTGATGAAGGAAGGTAAAAAAGAGGAAATGCACAAGGAAGAAGAATTGATGTCACAGAAATTGACTGAACTTGCTTGTCAAGAAGATGAAGCTCTAAAAGAAGAATTATCTAAACCAGCTTCTGAACCAATTAAGCATTCTCCTGAAGCAAAGCAGGAATTAAACAAAGTTGTTTATTCTCAAAAGAGAAACCTAACAACTAAAGATATAGTATTCAATAAAATAGCAAATTTCAAATAAAAATTAAATAAAAATTAAATTATGGCAACTACAGTTTCAATTACAAGTACTTATGCAGGTGAGTTTTCAGGGAAGTATATTTCTGCTGCTCTATTAAGTTCTCCTACATTAGAAAAAGGAAACATCGAAATTAAACCTAACGTTAAATTTAAAGATGTTATCAAAAAAGTAGCAACTGATGCTAACGTTATTAAAGACGCTTCTTGTGACTTTACTGACACAGCTACTGTTACTTTAACAGAAAGAATCTTACAACCAGAGCAATTCCAAGTAAACCTTGAGCTTTGTAAGCAAGACTTTATCTCAGATTGGGAAGCAATTTCAATGGGATACAGTTCTCTAAATGACCAATTACCTCCAAAGTTTTCTGATTTCTTAATCGGACACGTTGCAGGATTGGTAGCAGAAAAGAATGAGCAAAACATTTGGGGTGGTGTAAACGGAAACGCTGGTGAGTTTGATGGAATCACAGTATTAGCTGCTGCTGACGGAGACGTTAACGATGCTGCTAACGGTGGTGAAACTGCTTTCAGTTCAACTAACATTATTTCTTTATTAGAGAATGTTGTTGATGCTTTACCTTCTGCAGTTTACGGAAAAGAAGATTTAAAAATCTATGTTCCTACAATCGCTTGGCAATCATACATCAGACAATTAGGAGGATATGCTGCTAATGGTGTTGGTGGTTCAGGTGTTGATAACAGAGGTGGTTTATGGTACAATCAAGGTAATGCACTTTCTTTCGATGGAATCGAAGTTGTATTAGCTCCAGGTATGCCATCTGACCACATCGTTGCAGGACAAAAATCTAACATTTACTTTGGTACAGGTCTTTTATCTGACCACAACGAAGTTAAATTATTAGATATGGCTGACTTAGATGGTTCTCAAAACGTAAGAGTAGTAATGAGATTCTCAGCAGGTGTACAATA